CTTGCGATACGCCTGATACAAACCTTGAGGTCCACCGTGTATCTCAGGGTTAGACTGCACTAACTGCAATTCGCTTTGCGCTAAAGCAATGCGCTGCGACATAGAGAAAATGTTTGGGTCTGATACGGGCAAAACATCAACGCGCTGGTCAAAGTCCTGCGCTTTTATCTCAGGTCCAAACTGCTGAGACACCATATAAGGGTAAGGCTCTATGTCTTGCGCAAAAACCTTAGATAGAAGTTTGAACTCCATCTTCTGCGAATAGTGCAGGCGCTTGTGTATCGCGGACATAACCTTTGTCCCACGTTCCATAATCGCCATAGTGGTTCCAACGGGCGTTTCACCGCTCATCTCACCAACCTTCATATCCGCCATAGACGCAAACCTACGTCCAGCGTCCACCAAAGTACCCAAAAGATTGTATAGGGTGGCTGAAGGCTCTTTAAACGGCAGGGGCATCAATGATGCCTGAAGCGTGTTGCCAACAACGTCAATGTCACGGAACTCTCCGGGCTGTATTGGGCTGTCTTCATCACGAATACGCGCACCACGGGCCTTAAAACCCGCTGGCAAGTTCGCTAACGTACCAGCATCAATAAGCTGACGCAGAATAGATGTTGATGCCATAGCCAAGCCACCAATCATGTGCGTCAGGCCCAAGCCATAAAACCCCAGACCGGGCAAAAACTTATAATGCACAAAATACTTTTGCGCACGTTTCATCATATCGTCTTCTTTGTAATTGCGGCGAACCGAAAGTATTTCGTTAGTATCTTCAAGAATAGTCACAATGTACGGAAGTTTTAATCCAGTAGGCTCACCGTCAACGCCAATGTCTTCAAAGCCCTCAAGGTCTAAATCAGTATGAACCTCATACAAAGTAAGGTCTGTCGATGAATTAGACGGGTGTATGCCTTGTATGTCATCAATCGACTCTTGAACTTCATCCATTGTATCGTCTGAAGTTCCGTCAGTCGGAATATCTATGTCACTATAGAATCCAGCTAGTTGCAGCTTCCTAACTTCGTTGGAATCCATTGTAATACGGTGCGTAATGCGCGGTGAAGACAACAAATCTGTTGCGCCATAAGGAACAATTAAATCTTCTGCATGAATGAAGTTACTAACAGCGCGTTGCTTCAGTGGATCACGGTAAACCTTCTTAAAGGTCGATCCAATCACGGGTAAATAAAACAACATCTGATCCAGTTCGGGATCGTATTCTTCCATTTCATAAGTAATCTGATAATTCATGTAGTTTTTAACGCGCTCGGCCTGCTTAACCAGCATTTCGTTCTGTTCGCCAATTACCTGTGTTCTAACAGGACCATTAGCGGGTAAAAGTTCACGGTACGCCTGCGCTTGGAACTGTGTAACACTCTCAGCAAGTAGTGGGTGAATAACGCCTGAAGAACCCTCAAAAGGCTCAGTCCGCTCTTCTGTCTTCATGCCTAAGAACTCTAGTCCCTGCTTATACGTGTCTTCCCAATCTTGGCGGGACGATAAGTCATCATCAATATAGCCAACCAAATCAGAAGCAATACGCCCAAGAACAGAACTATCAATAACATCAGCCAGATTTCCATCAAAACCAACGTCTGGTAAAGGTTCCATTCCGTCATCGTAATCCCCAACAACAGCACTACCGTCATCAAACTCAAATACACCGGGTTCTGGCGGTAATTCAGTAATGTTTGCTAGAACATTCTCTTCAGGCAACATAGGCATTTCAGGAATGCCACCCGGTCCAGAATCACGATCTATAAAAGCCATATTAAGTTCCTATTATAGCGTTGAGGCAGAAAAGCTCTACCAATGAAAGGACAGAAACTGGGAACCGCTGACGCAACCCGTTGGGAGGAGCGGAAAACGCCAACTTAATCTGCCTCAACCTCTTCAGTCACTACCGCACCACAAGTCGGGCAAGTAACAACAATTTCTTCGGCAACATCATCGTCTACAACGTCTTCAATCACAACGCCCTCTTCAGGGCTTAGAAAGTAGTCTTTGTAGGACATATCAACGTCTATTGTTATCTTTGGCATTATTTTACACCGATAAACTTTGTTCCGCGAAGTGCAGCACCGCCACCGCGAGAAAACCCTGTGTGGTCTTCAGCAGTAGAAGCGTCTACGGCTTCAGGATAATGCTCTTGCATTACGCCATTAACCTCAACGCTACCGCCTTTAGCAAAAAAACCCATATTATTCCGAACACCTTTTGGTAGTTTGGATAGACCTTTGTTGCTGGAAGGGACTGCTTTTAGTTTTTTGCCCATTAGTTGTCTCCTAATAATATTCTCTGCGTTTACTGTAGCTGTGTTCATCTTCATCATTATAGTCAGTTTTGGTGACAATAAAACCACCCTGCCTAAACCGCAGTATAGCCTGTGTCATCGAATCCGCCAAGTCATCATGTTCACCATTCGGGAAAGCAGCACATTCTTCCATAACTTCATCAGAAAACTTAGTATCTGGACACCACACAATGCCGCTTTCAAACACAGGTGCGCAAGAGTGCATGCGCGTGAACTTGTCAGCGCCACGGCTAGGAGTGAACGGCGTAACAGGTATGCCCATACGCCGTAATTCTTGCGTTAGTGGCATTCCAGACCCCTTTTGTTCTATTAAAACCATGTCAGGGTCGTACTCTTTATACATTTCATTGGCCTGTTCCTTTAATTCAGGAAACTCCCAACGCCCCTTAACCGCGTCCAACAAAATAATGTGTTCTTCATCGCTGTCTTCCTCAAGGAATATGCCCCAAGTCGTAATGGCGCTGTAGTCAGCACGATCACCTTTACTAAACGCCGTGTCATAGCTTTGCATGATGTACGAACACACGGGCGGGTCTTCTTTTTCCCACTTGCGCCACCACTCACGCTTAATAATCGCACCCTCTTCAGCAGTAGGGTTCTGCATGTACTGCGCATTCCACTTGGCTACGGGAATAGATGCCTTTACGCCGTTAAGTTCGTCTAAGCTCCAATATTCAGGCCAAAGTGATTCGCCAGATGGCATAATAGCAGGGAACTCAACGATATCCCATTTATCAGCGTTTTTCTCGCCCTGCTTAGATAAAACCTTTGCCGTTAAGTCACGAATAGACCAACGGGTCATAACAATAATAATCGCACCACCCGGCTGTAAACGCTGTCTAGGTCCAGAAGTGTACCATTCATACACATTATCTAGCGCAGTTGTACTAAGTGCGTCTTGCTCTGACACAGGGTCATCAATAATAGCCAAATCAGCGCCACGACCAGCCAAAGCGCCGCCCACACCAACCGCGTAGTATTCACCACCCCCGCTGGTACTCCAACGTCCACTGGCCTTTGCATCAGGCGCTAAAGTAACCGTAGGAAATACGTCCCTGAAATCTTCAGAATCAATCAGGTTCTTAATCTTACGACCAAAACCAACCGCCAATTCAGCCGTGTGCGTGGCCTGAATAATCTTTAGGTCAGGTCTTCTGCCCATTAACCACGTTGGAAATAAATAACTGGCGAACTCAGACTTCGTATGTCTGGGCGGCATGTTAATGATTAAACGCTTTAACTTACCGTCAGCTACAGCCTGTAGTTTTTCCGCGTAAATCTTGTGGTGCCTGCCCTCAATAAACTGAGGCCAAACGTGCTTAACAAACGACATATAATTGCTGCTACGTTCATCGCGGTCTTCTAACGTCGAAAGCCGCTCCAACATGGGAGCGACTGTCGCTAACTCTTCTTCAGTTAGATATTGCGCGAAGTTATTTAGGTCGTTCACGGTAGACTACCTAACCCCTGTGGGCGCAGGCGTGGTCTTAATGAAGTCAACGGCGCACTCGGTCTAAGTTGTGGTCTAAATGATCTGGCGACTCCAACGCCTCCAAATTTATCATTTACTTGATGTCCGGGTAAGTACCCTAAAGGTTTTATAGGCAATCTTCGTCTTTGTCTTTCAGCATAAGGATCAAGACCTTTTCTTTTTGCTATTAAATCAGACAAAGCCATTTCATAACCGCCCAAACCTTCTTCAGCTAATTTTTTATCAAAAGAAACAGTTTTACCTGTACTGTCTACATAAGTTGAAGGAACTGGCAGACCCTTACGGTAGGTTTCAAACTGCTTTTGTAAATACGGGTCTGTAACTGTTCCGCTTTGCAAACCAGTAAATCCGCCACCATCATAGTATGTGGACCCACCCTGAGTAACAGGCTGTCCTACTCCGGGATTACTAGGATCATCACCCATAGTTTCATCAAAATATTGGACTAAACCTTCATTGTGATCTTTGCCTGAACTAAATCCACTTTGATTAAACAGCTCTTCACTTATTTTTCCAGTTAAAGGATAGCCATACTCATATTCAAAAGTTCCTAAAGCATTCTTGTCGTTACTACCTGATAACCTTCTAGGTCTAGGATCGCCTTCTTCCATAGCAGGAATGCCACCAAGATTATTTATAGGCATACTATTCCTAGATTGATCGCGTAAAAGGCTCACAACTTCCTCAAAAGAACCGTGACCAACTTCATGTCCTAAAATTTCAGGAGTTGCAAAGTTACGGGAAGCTACAATCTGCGGCCTTTGGGGGTCAATACTTTGAACAAGAGAATCATACTGGCTTGGGTCTACACCTGCCTCATTCACCGCAGATTCAGCAATTCCAGCTTTTTGCTCTTGAGGCGTTAAATTCCCAAACCCTTGATGCTTAACAGCTTGAGGGAGACTTGGGTTATAAAAAGCGTTTCCAACTCTATTATAAGGACCAGTTATAAGCTGTGAACCCAGCATCATTCCAAGTTCTGCTTGCAAATTTCCTCCAAGAATATCATCGCCAACATCTTCAACTTCAAGATCATCAATTACGCTTGTAGACGTTATAGCTTGGACACCTTGGGGCTGAGTAAGGGGCTGGGAAACTTCCTTCCCCGTAGTCATGTCCATTGTAGGCAACATGGGACTAAACTCATCGGTGTAATAGCTGCGCAAATCTTTTTCAGGCTCAACAGACTCTGGGGCAAACGAAGCAGGCCGTAGCTGTGGACGCAAAGAACGCTGTACTATGTTATCGGGTTCTGGCTCTGGATCAAAAAACCCACTTGAGCTTACATCAGTATCAACAGGAGCGGCAGGGGGCTGATACGTGACGTTAGGCTGCATAGGGCCAATAAATGTATCGGCATTTACAGTGTCGCTAGGGCCATCATCGCCATAACTGGTATTACCGTCACCAAACGGATCGGTGGGATCATAGCCGTAATCGCGCCCTAATTCCTCATATGGGTCTATATAATCGTTGTTGCTATAATCTTTTGTTGTTTTGTTTCCAACAAACCCACCAAGCGCCATGCCGACAGGCGCTACATCAGATTTTTTTTTTACATTCCCACCCATAGAAGACAGGAAGTTATCAATTGCAGAACCCATACCGTCACTAACAGCGCCGCCGTTAGCAAAGTAACTAGGACGGCGAATGGTCAAACCACCAACGTCAGATGTTTCCTCTTCCTCTTCCTCATCGTCAACAACATCACGAACAATTGGTCGCAATGTGCTAGGCAACGTGGCTGAAGCAATCGAATCAGAAATTGCTGTGGCAGGATTACGCGCAACGCGCTGAATAGGCATACACACGCCGTTAACCTTTTGAAAACCGGGGGGGCAACCATCATCGTCGCCGCCTATATTGTCTTCGTCATCCTGCGGTTGTGGACCCAGCATAATAGTCTTGCCATCAGGGTCTTTTACACCAATAACACGGCCCTTTTCATCATAAGCCAAAGTTTGCGTTTTCTTGTAAGCCTCAAATCCCTTTTCACGCTGCTTGGCGCTAATCTTGCCCAAATCAATCGCGCCAAAACTCAAAGCCTTGATTAAGCCCTCAAAGGCCCGTGTCGGAGCGTTGGGTTCAAACCTGTCCTTGAAATACATCTCGCTGTCAGTGGGATCAATGAATACATCACCAGTTTCACCTGTGTTTGGAAAGTCAAAGTCAAAGTTGGACTTAGGCGCAGAACCACCAGCACCATCTGTATCAGCACCATCTAGTTCAGCAGTCAAGTTGCTTATTATTTCCCTGTCACCTACAGATAGATCGGTAGTTCTATTCGCTTTAGCAATACGATCTAAAGCAGATACATCACTTTCAGCGCGTTTAAGAGCTTCCTTCGTGGCATAAGTTGAACCACTCATGTCATAATAACCCTTACTACCCTTGCCTGTCTCGTAATAATCTCTTTCAGCATTTTCAATTTCAGAACGCTCAAATTCATTCGGTGGCAACCTAGTATTCTTAGGTGTAACAGAGCCAGCGCCTGTTGTTAAACCAGTAGCCGCTATGCCCGGAGAGGCACTTGCATCCAATTCAGCAAGATAACTCTGCATGCCGGGGGTTCCTGACATTAAACCACCGCCAACATTAACCGCAGCTTTCTTAGCCTTGTTAAATGATTCCAACTCCTGATCATTCGCTGTGCGAAGGGCAGAACCGCCCGGTAATGCACTAGCATCATTGGCTGCGGACTCAACATCAGTAACGCCAATAAACGGATTCATGTCGCCAGAAGGAGCGCCATACGCAGAAGTAATTAATGATGTTCCTGTAACAGCATCCTGTTGGTCAGCAGGCATGCC